AAAGTAAGGAGTTGTGTATGTCTTTGCTGTTAGAGAAGTTCCTTTACTTTTCCAATTTGCCCAAACGCTCCCTGCTGCATTATGCAGAGGGAATGTTTCATGAAGGACATCTTTATAATTATTCCACAGATTCATCTTTTTCAAAATTAACTTCTGAGTCTACTTTATCATAAAGTTCCATAAATGATTGTTTTGTCTCATCATCAAATCTGTTGATACAAACTTGAAGTGCCTTTGCTTTATCTTTAAAGATAGAAAATGCACGAACTATATGAACTAAACGACGAGTGCTAATGATATCTTCAATACCACCATCATAAAATGTTTTACGAATGATGTCTGCCCAATCAACAAGTTTCTTAAGAAACTGCTCATCTTTTACACCCACATCTGCTGCATGAAGAGTTAACATTTTTTCTTCAATCTTTGGAGATGGATATGATTGCTCAAAGGTTACTGGGAATCTTTCAAGGAAAGCTTCATTGAGTACATTAGTTCCAATAAATCTTCCGTCATCTGAACCTCTACCCTTAGTATTTGCGGTTGCAATGACGTTGAATCCTGCGGATGGTCTAACGAATCTTCCAATCTTCTTAAGAAATACTCCAGTTCCCTCAAGGATACTTTGAAGACAGAGAATCTTGTTAGATGCAAGGTCGATTTCGTCAAGGAGTAAGATTGCACCTCGTTCTAGTGCTTCAATGACTGGACCATTGTGCCATACTGTTTCACCATTAATAAGACGGAAACCACCAATAAGATCATCTTCATCTGTTTCAATAGTAATGTTTACACGGATTAGTTCTCTACCAAGTTGAGCACAAGCTTGTTCTACTCCAAAAGTCTTACCATTACCAGATAGACCTGTAATGAATGTAGGATAGAATTGTTTGGATTTGATTATATTTTTTACATCTTTGAATCCACCAAAAGGTACAAATGTTTCATCTTGATTTGGAACCAAGTTTCTTTCTAATACATCTGCAGATGGTGCATTGAATGTTTTTTCAATCTGTTCAACTGTTTCCTGAGTAACTTCAAGATTCCACTTACCTTTGGATACTTTATATTTCTGTAATTTTTTGGTGACAGTATTGTAATGAATATCATTCATAGAGCAGAATGCTTTGATATCTGCTGTAGTAAACTCAGATCCATATAAAGATCTTAATTTATCAGTGATTTGATCTTCGGTCATTTTAACAGTGAAGGGAACGTAAGTCATGATGTAGTTGTTTGTTTGATATACTTATTATAATCGATATCAATATCAATACAACCATACATGTGCCACTTTGTAAATTGGTTTATATACCTTGATCTTTCTGACTATTATAAAAATCTTTCAGAGATGATTGTAGTTGACCTTCATTTTCTTTTGGGTCTAGTTTATCATATCCTTTTGCCTTTTTCCAGTTTGAATACAATGCTTGAAGATGCCATGACTGAGATAGACTCTTAGGTCCATTCTCTAACAAGTCAAGCTCCATCTTATTAGATGTATAGTTTTTGTAATCTTCTCTCCAATTGGAGTCATCGTAAAGTGGTGCTGTCATTTTCCGTATGTAAAAGTTTTACCTTTGATCTGGGATTGTCCTTCTGGATTTTTACCCTGTGGTTTGAATTTACCAACACCAATCCCTTTAGCTTTTCCAAGACCACCTTTTCTAGTTGCTGATAGTCTACCACTTTTTTTAGTTTGTGTCAACACAGAATCCTGTCCATACTTCTTCCCTAACTTTTTAACTGTCTTCTTAAACTTTCTCTTACCCATCTTTCCAGATGTAACAACGTGAGATCTTTCCTTTACTTTTGTTTCTTTACCAGACTTATCTTTCTCTACATATGATCCAGTAACCTTTGTAGCACCTGGTAAACCCTTACCCCGAATATCTTTATCTAATTGCTTTGCTCTTGCACTATTTTCTTTTGCAGACTTATCTGCTCTGGATGCAGACATTGTAGCCATACCACCCTTATCAGATTTACTTTTGATTCGAGAGAGACTACTCTCTTCTATGAACTCTTTATAAGTCTTCATCTCTTTTGACATTTTTTAATATTTATGCAATTAGATCTACAAACTTACTTAGAATTTGTTTATTCATTTTCTTCGCAGATAATGACTTAGTAAATGCTCTTTTGATTTGTGCCTTAGTTGCATCTTCTTCAACCTCAAACTCTGACTCACTTGATAATGTTTTGGATGACATACCAAAATAAGCTTTGTATCCAACATCCTCTAATGCAAATGTTTTTGTTTTTTTCCAAATTTTCATCATATTTCTATACTCTTCAGAATTACAATCCAGATCATTCATACGAAGAAATCTACCTGCGTCTCTAGGATCCATAATCCTAATTCCTATAAAATTTACATTTGAAAATGTGTCACTTATATCATTAAGTAAGATTGGTGTAAACTTATACCAATCACTTGCTAATTGATATGTTTTTCCTGTCTTACGATTACGTAAAAAACATCCTTCACTAATGTAATTAGAACCCATGTATGGTGTTTCTTCCCAATCTCTCTGTATTGATCTGTGATATGTAAGTGAACTACCTTCACCATCTGTAAGAATTACACAATTAACTTTTTCTAAGTTATTTTCTTTTTGAAACTGAGGAATTATTTGATGTAAAGCAATAATAGATTCATTCAATGGAGTGCCTGATAAACCTAACCCTATTGGAACTACATGACTAGCATGATAATTTCTAAATGATTTTACCACACAATAAATATTGAACATTTGCTCTTCCAGTTCTCTTCCACGAACTTTACTTGTAAAAAGATTCATCAAAGTAAAATTTTTATCAACTAGAAGTAAATTATCTTTTGGTTTATATGCATATTCTATACGATCTCTATCATAAGACTTAGGAAAACAAGTTGTAAATGCATAAACTTCAAATGGTATTTGAATTTTTTTACAAAACCATAATAAATTATACAATTGCTTAATAGTATCTTCCATCACATCGCACATTGATCCAGACCAATCAAGAATAAAGATCAATCCATGATTTTTACCATCAGGTATGAGAGTAACTTTTTTAAATAGATCTTCACTAAATTTATAATTTACAAGATTACTTGTATCAAGAACACCAGTGCGACTTGTTGTGGCACGAGCGTATGCTCCCGCAGATTTTTTACACTCAAACTCTTTGACAAGATAACTTACTTCTTTTTGTGCTGATCTCTTAAACTTTACAAAATCTGTTTTAGTTTGTTCAAGAAAAAGACGAGTAGAGTACATCGGAAGTGCATTTGGATCATCCTCAGGAAGATTGTTTACAGACGATTTACATAAATTATGAATTAATTCATTTTCAATCACAAACTCTTCAATATTCAATTTAGGCATTTCTAAGTAAACATTTTCTCTACCCTCAGTATTAGCAAGACCCCTCAATGCCTGTTCTAAACTATCAGCAGTTTCTGATGTAACATCAAGTGGTTGATCAGTAATTGAACCCTCCGATCCATTACCAGTTCCAACTTGCATCTGAGTTTCAACTTCACCTTCTTCACCATCTTCACCATCACCATCTTCACCATCATCATACCATAGTGAATCTTCACCATCTTCTGAATTACCAGAAAAAGGCATACCTAATTGCTCGTTTTCCATCTCTTTCTCCTCTTCTCTTTTCTTTTCTAACTCTGCTAAACAATAATCGAATATTTCCTTAGATACTTTTAAGACATCCTCAAAGGTTTCACATAAAGAAACCTTGTTTACATAAAACATTTCTTCTGTAGAGAACGGAATATTGTAATGAGTTCCAATTTTAAACTCAAGATTAATTCTATCAAGAAGATTCATTTCTGAAATATCTTTTTGTTTTACTTGAAAGAAATCATTCTTATGCAACTCTGTATATCCTCTGTAAAATGTTTTTGATATACCCTCATAGCGTCTCTTCATCATTTTCTCAATACGAGCATCCTCAACAATGTTAACGATAGAAGGATTCATCTTATAGTCTTTCCACCATTCTCTATCTGGTGTGTAAAGTGCATGTCCTACTTCATGACTTACCAACATATCAATCACACTCTCACTAGTGTTCTCCCACATAGGTAATGTTAAAACTCTTGACTGTACATTAAACTGAGCAGTCTCAACTTTCTTGTGCTCAACAACAAGATCTTCTGTGGCAAGTAGTTTAGCAAGTTGTGATTTGATTTCGTATTGGATGGTCATGAGGATTTGTATCTGATATACCTATTATAACGACAAAACCGTCCCTTAGGACGGTTGAGTAGACACTTTATTAACTGTCCACGACGTTTTCTTGCTTGTCGTAGAGCTTGTGGTCTTAACGTTCGTTTCTTCTCCTTCTTGGAGTGATGTTGCCAGTTTGGGACTTTCATCTTTTTAAATATTTATACTATAGCACTGAATCCTTTAACTTTACCAAATTTAATAACTTTTTCAAATTTATCTTCCATACCTGTTTTATGAGATATGACAAATGTATTTGCATCTTTTATAACATAACGTATTATCTTTAAAAACTCTTCTGTTCCAAAACCATCAAGAGATGAATCAAATACTTCATCCATAATTAATAAATTAGTATTCACAGAATTTTTAACTCTTGCAACTTCTCTCCACGTAAACAACAAAGCTAAATCAATACGCATTTTTTCACCTTCACTAAAAGATGAATATGAAAAATCTTCATGTATTGGTGACTCAATGGTTTCATTAAACTCTTCGTCTAATTTAAAATTAATATAAAAGTCCATCATTTGTAAATAACGATTTACTTGTTGATTAATAAATGGTAAATATTTTTTTATAATTTTTGTTTTAACTCCATCGTCTCTTAGAAGAGAATATGAAAAATCATAATAAACCATCTCTTCTCTTTGTGATGAGGATTTTTCAAGTGTAGAATTAAGACTATTTTTAAACTCTTTTAACTTTTCATGTTCAGTATTTCTATTTTTAAATTGTTCGGTAATAATTTGAATTTCTGATTCCAAATCTCTGATCTGTCGTTGACAACCAGATATTTTAGTATTGTTTTTAGAAATGTCATTGTTGAGTTTAATAATCTCCTGTGTTAATTTTTGAAACTGACGTTCTCGGTCTTGCTCTTTTTTGATGGTTTCTTCAAGGTCTTTATAACCCTTCTTGAGTTCCTTGGCTTTAGTTTGAACGTCAGTAATTTTATTTAACCTAAACTCTTCCTCTATAGGTTGAGTGCATGTAGGGCATGATACATTATCACTAAAAAACTTATGCTCCTTTGTAAGAGTTGATACCTTATTAGATAATTTACCTTTTAAATTGTTAAGCTTTAGTAACTTTTGACCTGCACCAGTTAAACCTTCAGTATCCTTACTTAAGGTAGAAACCTGATCTTGCACCTGATCATTAATCAAAGAATAATCTTCAGTTTCTTTCATTAAAGTTTTAATTTTATTTTCATTTTTACTAATACTATTCTTTCCTTGATCTTCCAATTCCTTAATAAAATTCTTTTGCATTGATATTTTATCAGTCAAATTATCTTTTTTTAAATCTAAAGATCTTAAATTTTCTCTTTGAAGTCTCAATTTTTCTCTAATAATATTATTCATAGCAGAAAATATACGAATATCCAACAAATCTTCAATAACCTCTCTACGATTATTTACAGATAATTGCATAAAAGGAACAAATGTACTACTTCCTAATATTACTATTTGAGTAAATGATTTATAATTTAATTTTAAAATATTTTCTTCTAATATTTTTTGATTGGATCTATCGTCTGCTTGCTTATTCAATTCATTTCCATCAATTTTAATGTCAAATATACTTGGTTTAATACCTCTTCGAACAAAATAATTTTTATTATTAGATGAAAATTCAATTTCGACTAAACAATCTTTTTCATTAGAAGAATTAATTAGTTGAGATTTATTAATTTTTCGAAAAGATTTATTGAACAATACAAATGTCAGAGCATCAAGCATAGTAGATTTTCCAGCACCATTGACACCAATAATTAAATTAGTTGTAGCTTCTTGAAAATTAACCTCATTCCAATGATTTCCAGTAGAAAGAAAGTTTTTCCATTTTATTTTTTTAAATGTAATCATTTTTTAGGTGGAACAATAATGTCATTTTCAGTGATAATTGCATACTTATAATTGTTTACCTTACATGTTCTAAGTGCAAGATCGTCATCTATTTCTATTACTATCATATCATTATCATCCTCATCTTTCAACATCATAGCATATCTCTCAGCATCATCCTCTTCTTCAAAAAGAAATAAAACTTTTTGTCCTATATTATTTTCGACAGCGTAAACACCTGTTTCTTTTTTATCCTTAAGTGTGAGAAGATACATCATTCTACCTCGCAAGCTTGTCGATACAAATTTTGAAATATATTTTTAACTACACCTTTATCATAATCAAAATCAGATTCATCAATATAACGATTTAAGATGGATAGAGTGTTTTCCTCTTCACAAGCATCAAAACTATCATCACCACTTAATGCAAAATTTTCAACTATTTTCAAATCCTGAATACCAGAATTATAAAGTTTATCAATAAATTTTTCAAATAATTTAATATCAGTTTTTTTACGAACAATAATTTTTACAATTTTATTATTATATTTCCTAAAATCAAAAGTTTGATAGGGTGTATCATCATAATAAATGTTATAAAATAATCTATATGGATTATTTATTGATTGATGTGTTTGATTATCAGTATCAAATATATGAAAACCTCTATCATCGTTTACATCATTCCAATACATCTCATATGGATTTCCTAAGTAGTATATCTTTTCATTATCAGACCTTGTATGAAAGTGACCAGAATAAACTTTTTCAAATTTATCTAAAATACTAATATTCATTCCGTCTTCCATTACATGGTACTTATGTGCTTTAAATCCATTTAATTCTAAATGACCCATTGCTACTTTCGCATCAGTTTTTTCAATAAGTGATACAGTTTCTTCATAATTATCAGAATTTATCCAAGGCAACATTAATATTTTAAGTCCATCCAATTCTATTTCCGTAGCTTTTGAATATACATTTATATTTGAATAATTTCTTAACAGCAATTCTGGTGAATTTACGTCATTAGTATTTTTATAGTAACAATCATGATTTCCAATTGTTAAGTATACTTTATATTTTTTAAGAGGATCGAACACAACTCTCTTTGACCATTCTAAACTTTGTAAATCTATTGACTTACGACTATCGAATATATCACCCATATGAATCACAGTGTCTATCTTATGCTCTTCTAAGGAAGGAAAAAAGATATTCTTATAGAATAGTTCAAAATAGTCATGAAGATGTTTTGAACCTTTACGTGCCCCATAATGAGTATCCGTTATAATTGCTACTTTCATCTATTACTATTTTTATACTGAATATTATCTTTTATTGTATTATAATCAGAACTACTACCAGAGATAGCACTATCATCTACAGTCATCACTTCATCATAACCACTCTTTTCAATGATCTTTGTTTTAATATCTAATTGTTTTTTCTCCTTTTGAATTCTTCTTAGGAATGCATAATGAATTACTTGAGTAAAATAGGCAAATGGATTTCTTGATTTTTCTGGATTAAAGTTGTTAATGTACTGAACACAATTCTCAATACCATCAGATATCATATCCTCACGAAACATATAGTTGACAAAGTTTGGTTTATATGATAAGTGTGTAGCAATTTTTAGAAAACAAGATCCCAAATAATTAGGTATTGGTGGTTTACCCTCCCAAGCTTTTGTCTTTGGTGGATCTTCTTTATATTTTTTAACATATTTTTCTTTTGCTTTTAAAACTTTAGTCCTATAAACAATCATTGCCTCTAAAAGTTCTTTGTTATTTACGTAATGTTCTGTCTTTTTTCTTGGCATGAGTTCTCTCAAGTTAAATATAGTATAACATAAATTAACATACTTGACAAGTTCGTAAAGTATATGTACAATAACCTTTGTGAGGTTTAAAGGGATATATTAGCTCTCTTTCAATCCTTTAAATATATCTTCAAGCCTCTTTCGGGCATCTTTAACAGATGAAATATAACCCATAGAAGAGTCTGGTTTTATACGATTATTACTTATTTTCATATCAATCTCATCGGGATTAGATATGTAATCATTGTATACATTAATTAATTTTTGATCTTTTGATTCAGTAATATAAATTATTTTATCCATTTTTATAATAAAAAAATCTTCATCACTTAATTCAACCCATGGTTTAACCTTTAAATAAGATCCTTCATGACTTGTAAACATATTAATTATAACAGGACTTTGAAGAACAATCACGGTCTCATCATTTACTTCATCAGATATTACTAGAGAAAAAATTTCTTCTCCAGAAACTAATTTAATGATAGCGTAAAATTCTTCTCCCATTATACCAAGTCGTAATTTATAATGCATCTAAGATTATTTATAGGTTGTTCTGCTGTATGGTATAAAGATCCATCAAACAAAACAACCCTTCCTTGTTTTGGTGTGACTTTTTGTTTTATTGTGTAATTGTCTGATTTTTCTGTTTCATTGTATATGATCGTATCACCATCACTATCCATAACATAATATAACATTACAAAATGTTTTTCAAAGAGATCCGTATGAGGAGTATCAACACTTGGTTTTTTAGAAAATAAAGGTAATTGTAAAAATGATCTACCCTGATACACATCAACTTCCTTTATGTTTAATTTTTCACATGAGTTTTCTATTAACTGTAAAAATAATTCATGAAATAAACTTGAAACATTCCCTAAATGATTATCACCATTTTCATTATATTTTACCAGTGCATGAAAAAATCCAGGTCTTTGTTGAGAATTATCTAGATTATCATTGGTTACATCTTTTGTAATATACCATGGGAACTCACCTATATCACTAAGAACTTCATCACCCAGTAAAATATTTTTTATTTTTTCTTGATATTCTACATTAATAATATCATCAAATACAATAATTTGATTATCCATCACTTCTTCAAAGGTATATTTTTTATATCATAATTGAAATTTTCTTCATTATAAATTTTAATCCTTTCAATTAAATGATTTAGAGTATAATTTTTTCTTGACTTGTAACTAATATCATCAGCTATATCGTATAGTGTTGCCTTTTCTTTCTTATCACTCTTTCGAAGCACTCTTCCGATTGACTGCAAATTACGTATTCTTGATTTAGAAGGGGATGCAAATATTATATTGTGTAAATTCTTGATATTAATTCCGGTAGAAAAGGTTCCGTAAGAGGCAACGATAATAGCATTGCTCTCTTGCTCAGTGATTTCTCGAACTTTCTCTCGGTCTTGGGTACCCACTCCACCATGAATAAAAAAGACATTTCTTTCTTCTATAAGGTTGTTATTATTTATTAGTTCGTAAAGAGGTTGTCCATGAGCCTCAACTCTTGCAAATAGTATTAAAGTATTTCCTTTAAGATCAAGAGCAAGATTTTTAATAAAGTTATTTCTACGATTATGACCTATAATATACTGAACTTCTTCTTCAAATGTTTCAAACTTATTCGGTGGGTGTTTCAATAGAAGCACATTGATATCCAGTTTAGCAAGATGCCCCTTCTTCATGAGCTCGTCAGTTTTTATGATCTTATAGGAAGGACCAAACAATCCCTCAAGAACCCACTTATGTGTCTGCGTTCCATCAAGAGTCCCTGTGAATCCGTATCGATATTTTGCATTACCTAATTTTGTCATTATAGATATTAATGACTTCGATTTAAATTGATGAGCTTCATCACCAACTACAACATTGAATCTTTCAAAATATTTTCTTGGAAGTTTATATATTGATTGCCATGTTGTAATAATGACTTGAGAGTCAGTTTCTCTTTCTTTACCCGCATAAATCTTGTGACAAAATGACCCAACGTCCCAGCCATAATCTGAAAAATCTTTATACATCTGTTCTACAAGGGAAGTCGTCGGAACAACTATCAATGTATTTTGATTTCTTTCAACGAAATATCGAACAATCGAATATATCATCATGGACTTTCCTGAAGCAGTTGGAGATATCAATAACTTCCTATTATGTCTTAGAGCGTCGTATACTCCGTCGATCTGATACTCTCTGGGTGAATGTTTGCAAATAGCACTCATGTAATCACTTACACCTTCTCTAGATATTCCTTCGTTTACTTCAAATGGTAAACCATAATATTCGTTGTCTTTAAATTCGTATGTATATTCATGATCCTTACAAAACTGTATTAGTTTATCAAGCAATCCTACATAAATTTCCCCTGTATGATTACTGAATAAACGAATTTTCCCATCCCAATATTTGTTTCGATATTGAGGCATAAATTTTGCACCAGGCACATCAAAAGTGAAGTAATCAGAAAGCTCATAATAAACATGTGGCTCTGATTTTACCTTTAAATGAACTTCATTTCTTTTACTAATCACTAAGTGAGACATCACATCTCTATAATTTTAACTATTTATTCACCTTTCTCTGAGTAAAATCTATACCTTCCATATGGTCATATTCGTGTTGAAACACTCTTGATGCAAGACCTTGCAATTTAATTTTATGAGTTTTTTTATTAACATCTTCATACTTTGCAATAATTTTATCTGGTCTTTTAACTTTTAAAAAAAGGTCTGGATAGGATAAACAACCCTCTTCCATTTCAACTTCTTCAGTATATGATTTAACAATACGAGGATTGAAGCATACTATTATTTCATTATGTTCTAAATCTCTTATCATGGCAAATGCTCTTTCCCATATACCTATTTGATTTGCCGATATACCAATACCATTATAATGTATCATATTTTCTACCAACGTTTTAGATAAAAAATTTCTATCTAATTTATAGCTACATGATTTAATAGGATGATGAAATAATTGATGTTCTGGTTTTACTAGTTCTCTTATCATTAGAATCCTGATTGAAACTTCTGCCATTCTATGGCATTTTTTATTTGATATGTACGATTTGATACCACTCGTATTATTTCTTCTAGAAATTTTAAAGTAGTATCATAATATTTTATCTTCATGTCAATTACATTTAACTTCTCATCTGCCTCCATATGCCTCTGTATTGAGTCTTTCTCCCTAACCTTATACGGAAATGGATCTTGTACATATACTTCTGCAGGTGCTTTCCCAGTATAGTAGTTATGTCTTTCTAAACGAATACGATTATACGACTCTCTTGCTTTCTCTCTTAGTAGAGAAATAGTATTATAAACTGTATAATACTTTGAGTGCAATTGAGGTATTTTTAATGATTCATCATGTAGGTTATCAGGATCAATAACAGAGTCTTTCTGCCACATCTCCTGAATTTTATCAAGGTTCATAAAGGTGTTCTTCCGTCGGGTTCTACTATATTATACACTGTATATTTAAAAACTGCTTCAGCTGTAAAGAAATTTATATCTGTATCTGATGCGGTGAAGTCGAGTGAAGTTAAACTTATTGGAAATAAATCGTTAAATTTTACTATCGCAACATCTCTGTAATTACTATTTAAAATATGCAAACTTCCATCACAAAATGTTTCTCCTCTATCTAATAGTCCATCTTCGTCCGTATTTAAATCTTTGAATTCCTGAGTTGTCTCTGGATATCCCAGTCCTTTCAACCAATTATGAACTAACATATAGTTCTCCAAATTTTCATCTACAAGAAAATTTAAAGTAAAATCACCAAATTGTAATTTATCACCAGGCACATCAATATCTTTTAGATAACTTGATTGGATTGCTGTTCCCAATGTAAGATCCGGAATCCTAGAGGAGTATGAGAAAAAAGTTATTTTTTGATTTTTAGAAAGTGTAAATTTAAATCCAATTGGAGATAAAAAATTACGATTTTCTATTTGATTTTTATACGCTCTAGCCATAATTATTCACTTACAACAGTGGCATTTTTCCACCAACTAGGTTGATAAGTATACGTCTTGTCACCTATTGTACGTGTAACAGACTCATTTTTTTGATTGTTTGCTTCAGTTTCGTCAGTGTAAACTTTACGTGAATCATATTTGTTTGTCCACTTATTGTCTCCTGCATAGTATTCTGCTCCATCTGTTGGTACAGATGAACCTAAAATACTAGTTTTCTTGATGTGATACGGCATTTTTTTTCAATTGGTTTTTAATTTTTTTTGCGTACAAAATTTCTTCCTTTGTATATAAAACTGGATTTTTCTTTGCTCTTTTAATGATAAGTTTAGTTGCTTTTTTATCGTTCATATAAGTATTTATCACATAAAAAAAAGAGGGGAATCCCCTCTTCTGATAGTGAATTGTAAATTTTTTTTAGGTAAGTACCTCCTTACAAATACGTTTACATACAGATTGTCTATCATCACATTCGATTAGACACTCGTAGTATTCTGTAAGTTTTGCATCGTGTTCTTCTTCATATGAACCTGCTAATTGATTATATGATACTAGGTTGTGCATAATAGCTCCATTAAAGAATACAAAAGAAAAGATTACAAAGAGAGTTTCAAAGCATCTTGTTTATCCCAATTCTACCATTATTTAGTTAGGAGATCAACACAAAATAGATTTTATTAACAAAAAGAAATGCCTACGAGTTTATACCTAGACAAAAAAAGGGGGTATAAACCCCCTTCTCTATAATTAACGATGAACAAACTTATTTCTATTCTCTTCATCATCACCTGATTGTATTTGAGGCATCCAATAACTACGTTCAATAGGTAGTTTAAAATTATTGCATACCATGTACTTAGACACTTTTTCAAACACTTTACGTGCCTCTTCCCATATTAGGTCAGCATGCTCTCTTCGTGATTGAACAATTTCTGGATTATCTCCTTTATTATTTACATGTTCTGCCAAAGTTTGTACCTCTTCATTTTCTGCAAATTGCTTAAGAACAGAATAGATACGGTCTTGGAAGTAATGATTTGGGAAAAAGTAATCAATTTTTACTTCATCTTTATCAACACACTTAGTTTCATACCAATCCCAACACTCATTATCACGCCAAGATCTTGTTTGAGTGGGAACATCTTGATCCTTTAAAACTTGACGTATAACTTCGTTTTTCTTAGCTGTACTTAAATTAGGTGCAGCAGCATAAACAAGGTGTCGGATTGCTAATTCTTCTTTTGGAAGATGACCACCTGCGATTAAAGTGGCACAAGTAGATACTAAATCTTTAACATTATGCACCTCTCTTGGGGGTGAATCATTTAGTTTCTGTAGATATAAGAGTCTGTTATATGCAGCAGTGTGTATAAGGTTTCCCTCTTCATCATAAGTATCCACATAAGATACTACGTCGAATACATCACCACCGTCTGTCTGTCCATTATACTGGTCAGCTTTATAACGGGTGACTCCATCCTCACCTTTATAATTATAGGTTTTTCCTGACACATCAACAATATTGTTTAGTTCAACAATAGGTCGTGCGGAATCAAGGATGATACCTCTTCGACGAGATTCTGCAAGGTCTTTGATGTTGGAAGAGGAAGATCCATCTGCTCTTGCAGGGTTTTCTTCACCACCTTCACCATAAAATACAGCTTTATAAGGAAGGTATTTTCTATACTGAAATACCACTCCTAGTGATTCTAGAAATGGTTCAGTAAATTCTGAGACATCAACATCAGATAATTCATCATAACTGATTCTACCTGAGATAATTTCTTTTTCAAAAATTGACATATTCTTTGCCCTCCTAACTGAGGGTTTGAATGTTTACTCATTTAACATAACACATAGACAATAAAAAAGCAACCCCGAAGGATTGCTTTGTAAAGATATGTAATATCTGAATTACATGAGGTTCTGAACTGTGACTCTTCTGTAGTAACGGTTAGAGTTAACTTGAAG